ATCGCTCCACCAAAACTTACCACGACTCCTACGTTAAACATTGCTGTTAAGCTGGTTAATATTCCACCAATAACAGGCAATTTTAATAATATGTCATAAAGCATCTGTAGAGGCTTAACGATCCCAGCTAAAATAGGGATTCCAGACATAAAGTGTAGGATTTCCCCTAGGTGGGCCAGTCCAACAGCAAGGGTAACAATGCCCCCAGCTTGAGCAATATCTTTGGAGAGTCCTGCAAGGCTCTGTAGATTTAAAAGCATTTCTCTTGGATTTTCGATAAGAGGCTTAATAAACCTCGCCATAGACTCCACTATTTGACGACCTTGATTATCTAAGTACTTTATGGCCATTTGTAGCACTTTAATCAATGGAGGGAGTATAACGTCGCCCAAAGGCTTTAAAATTGAATTAAACGACATAAATAAGTCACGGATTGACTGCATTACACCGCCAAGAGTATTCGCCATCATATCCACAATCTTTGCGTTATTTGCAAACTTGGATAAGGATTCATTTAAAATATCGAATCTTTTCTTGGCATCTAAAACATTAAAGCTTTTAGCATCAGTAACATTATTCTCTTTAAAGGATTCAGGAGCCTCTGTAATCAATCTTCTAAATAATGTGTCACCCATAGAGGCCGAACCCTCAATAGACCTCAATAGCTGCCCCTGTACATCAGCAGGATTAATCCCCAGGTTAGGAGCAGATTTAAGTAAGTTCCTAGACATTGTTCTAGCACCGCTAAAATTATCTCCGGCCAGACCTTTTGGGACAAGCATTGCACTAAGAGTTTTAGTCATCTGCAATAATTGATTAGCTGGTAAACCAAACTTTCTGGCATCACCAGCTATTTCATTCATGATCTTTCGAGATGTAAGCATTTGCTCATTCATATTTCCAATCGTTCCATCAAGGTGGGCCATATTGGAATCTATAATTTGAACAAAAGAAATTTGAGATTGAGTAAACCTATCACTCATGGAAATAGCATTTCCAAGAAAGCCTAAAATACCAGCACTGGAACCGCTAAAATTAGCTATAAACCCCATTCCAAGCGCCTGAACTGAATCCAAAGCGCCCTGAACGGAATTAGAGAGGCCATCTACCTTGTCTTGAAGTTTTCCAGTGCCAATAATGGCATCTGCAACATCAAATCTAAATTCTGAAACTACTGCAAAGGCACTTATTGACATTATTTCTTACCTGATTCTTCTGATAAAATTTCATTCAACTTATCACAGTATATCTTAAATTCAGCAGGAGTCATATTGTAAATTTCATGCCTTGAGATAGAACAGTATCTTTGAACCCAGCAAAGTTGCCTTATAAAGTCACTATTTCTGGGGTTAGTTCGAACTTTCCCCCGTCATCATCTCCAAGAACAACTTTCATGCATCTCGATACTTGACCGTATTCTTTCATGTTAAATAGAGAGTCCATAGACATTTTTTCTTTTAAGCTTAACTGCTTGCCATCAACGGCAACCAACAAAAGCTTGACCATTTCTTTTTGAAAAAGAGTCCCAAGATAGGCCGTATTTTCTGGCCCTGCTTCCATTCCAGCAATTTTTGTGGCGTGTTCGGTATCAGAAATTTTCGGCTCTCTTAGAAAGATTTCTTTACCTGTAGATAGTGTGAACTTTGTTACGTTGACTTGCTGTTTTTCTTCACTCATAAATACTCCTTTTTAACTTTATGTATCTATAGAGGGCCTATATTGACCCTCTATTTTTTATCTTAATTAAACTCTCAATCTTCCAGCGGATTGAAAATTGATTGTCTTAGTTACTTTTTCATTAAGGCCTGGCTTAGTCTTAGAAAGACTAAACTGGCAGTCAAAATAAACATAAGTCGCTTTAGTTCCGTCTGGGTAGATTTCAGTATCTATAAATGTGTCTTCTGTAACACCAATCCCATTAAGATTATTAGCAATAAGAGCGTCAATAAATTCTTCAGCAATTGCATTTTTTACTTCAAAGTCAAATTGACCAGACCAACCTTCAATTGATTGATCGCCTTCTGGGACTGGAGATCCAACATAGAAAGACCTTGAAAAGTTTGAGTCTTGGTTGATTTGTACGTTTGTGATTGTGTTAAAAACAACTGGTGCGCCATCTCGGTACATTTCAAACCTTGTCTGATGTCCCCGAATTGAAGCATCACCAGCACTTTTTATATTAAAAATTCTCATAGTAATTATTCTCCCTCGGTAACGACGACCGACTCGCCAATTTCTGCTTTTAAAATAATAAATCTCATACTGCTAAAGATTCTCTGCTTATAAACAATAATAAATCTACCAGCAGCAATTGAATCATTTGTGTTTTCTGAATCAATGTCTACGATTTTAGCGAGTCCATTTTGAACTTCGCTATCACCTGGCAAGATCCCATCAGACTCTTGGCCTTGGATGAATCTTAGCATGGCCCCTTTAACAGCCGTTCTTTTTGAAGCTCTGTTCACATCGTTTTGATAAACTTTCAAAAAACGGCCTAAGCTATTTGTTAGATAATCGGCCATACGTCTACGAACAACAGTAAGCTTTGAACTGTTTGCAATCTGGGTAACAATACCTGATTTAATCTTAAAACCAATATCGCTATCAAATTCAAAAGCAGAAACGCCAGCATCCATAAGAGCAATGTAATCCGTTCTTGTGAGATCTTTCTTAAGACCTGTTACACCAAATAAAAATTCAGAATTTCCAGCGTATGCAGGATCAATATGCGCCCCAATTTGACTCAAGATGGAAGCGTACCATGAAGCAGGAGAAGTGAACTTTGGCTTACCATCAATTTTGGTCTGAACCCAATTTGATGCATAAATAATACGTCCGTCAGTATCTCTTAATAGAGCTACGTCAGTCTCATTATCAGAAACGGCATCTCCTTCTTCTTCAGCACAAATTACCATTTTATTCTGGGTTATTGCTGCGTGAGTTTTTAGATAACCGTTTCTAGTTTGGCTGTAGTCATCTAAGAAAAGAATGTTACCAGCAGAATCAGGCTCGGCTTTTTCCATTGCTGTTTCATAGTCTGTGTCACCAACAGTCCCATCAGATCCACTTGTTAAAGCTGATTCTGATATAGGATCTGGCTCGGCTGAGGTAGCGATAACAGAAACATTAACCAGTTTAGAATCTTCTAGGGCAGCCGCTAGGCCAGTAATAAGAACATTGTCGTAAATTTCTTTTGGGAAAAATTCAGCATTTCCTACGCTGGTATCCTCAATAGTATATTTACTTCCTTCAACCGACCCAGCGGCAATTGTAATCTTAATACTGTTACCGTAAACGCCTTTATGTTTAGCCGAAAAAGTGGCCAGATCAGTAGAATCTCCATCATCAACGGTTAAACTCGCCAAAACAGCGTCATTAGCTACGACTCTAATAATTTTAAGAGTCGAAAACTTTTTATTTTTTAATTGAATATTTCCAAGATAAGAAGATTTACCATATCTTTCATGAAAATCTTTAATGCTTGAAACTCTTGAAAGATCTGATGAACCTCTCTGGAATTGACCGGCCAGAATCGCAACGCCAGTTCCAACGCCTTGAACATTAGGCTCAGGAGCTTGTTCATCAATGACAATTCCGTCAACTTCATCATACTGAAAAGGATTGTTTGTTCTAAAAATTCCCATTATTTTATCTCCCTAAAGATCAATTTCTTCTTCTAATTCAATGTTATCATCCCCAACATTTTTATCATCAGAAATCTGATTAATGATTTTAATTTCGCTTATCCTTGGAATTGATTTTACCTTTATCTTTGGATAATTAACAAGCAAATCAACCTTCACCCTCCACTCATCTTTCTGTGAATTTTCTTCACTGTCCATATAAGTGTAGCCCACATTATCATATCGAGCAATTGCGCTATAGTAGTCTGACAAAATAAGTGAAAGCCCTGAAGGTAAATCTGATTCAATTTGCTGCTTATTTAAAGCATTATCAAATATATCAAGTAATCTACCTCTTTGGATCTTGTACTCTGTCCACAAATCAAGCTGTATTCTAGCATCGTATTGACCAATAACATCATAAACTAAGTCATTATCCGCATTGTCTGGATCGACTTCTTTTTTAAACGTGTATGGCATCAAATTGGTTAAAGTCGGTGTTCCAACGGTAATGACTGAAGCACAAGGAAGAACCATTTTCTCATTATGATTAGGAAATTCATCATAAACGGACTCTAAATCCGTCATTTCCTGCTCAAGATATTTCTGCAGGCCTCTAATTGCCGCCATATCGCTTGGTATTGTCATCTTTTCCCGTATCTAAAGTTCTTTTTAAGGTTAACTTTTATATCATATATTATTTTATCCATAGAATCTGTCAAAATATGTTTTGGTTGCATACCAAATTCAGAAATTTTATTTTGGGTGTATTTCGCAAGCGCCCATACATGATCGTCAAAATCTTGCTTTTTTAAGACCCTTCTCGCCCATTTTAAGAGCGGCATCAATGGAGGCGTAAAAGGTCTAGCCCCAAACTCGATAATAGGAGCATGAGGCGCATAGTTTCCCAGGATTGCGCTCTTTTCTTCTACGATGAGATCCCATGACTGAGCATACAGGCCTGTGTCGACAGGAGACTGCTTAATTAATACTAATAAATTTTTATAAAGGGCATCAATAACAGACATTTTATAAAGCTCTATATCTTTTTTAGCGTATTCACTTAATTCTTTTGAAAATTTTTCTAATTTTACAATTTTGGTCATAGATATGTTTTTTGCTTGGCCGTGCGCCTTAGATGAACATTCCAGTAAACGTATTCAGAGGTAACACTAACGACTTCATACATTTTACCATCAATATAATAAAACTTTTCAATCTTGGCGGTGGCCGTAGTGCAGTCAATATCTGACTCGTTTGGGTAGGATTGTTTACTGATCATTTTAAGAACAATATCGCCTTCTCTTATGGCCCCACCTTCTCTAATCTTAATTGAATGAGAATAGTCGACTAAGTAGGGAGTAGGTAGAATTTGGGCGGTATTATCAACCGCTGTTCCATCCCCTATTTCTTGGCCGTCCCAAGTTCTAGTCAAAATGTAAATTGGGTGTTTAAGAGCGCCTAAATCGTCCCTGATTCCTAAAATATCGTCTGTGCACGATTTTATATCATCTACAATACTAGGCATTTCATGCCCCCACCAGACTTACACCTGTTGGGAATATCCAACAAATTGGAGAGTTCAGAAAGAAGACGATTTAATTCTTTTATTTTTACCGATCTTGAAAACTTGGTATCAAGTTCAATATCACCAATTCTTTTTACGTTGTCTTTACCAGTGTTATTAAGGGCAGTTCTCGACGCCTCAATTTTTGTCAAAAGATCAGCAACCTGAGTCTCTACAATAGGATTTAGATTTTTCAATCTATCATCAATTATAGAGTTAAAATGAGTCGACCCCTCATCTAAGATTTTACCATTATGGCAAAGGGCAAAGATAACTCTGAATTTATTTTCTTCGCTTAGGGCCACGCTTTTTGCCTTTGTAAGATTTTGCTGGTTCTGGTTCAGACTCCTGAACTGGCTCTGGTTCTGGTTCTTGAACTGGACTTGGCCCTGGTTCAGATTCCTGAACTGGCTGTTCGCCAGGTTTTAACTCGGTATCTTTAGACTCAGATTCAATGATAGTTTTTTCAGCTTTGGCCCTATCAGATCCGCTAAGACTTCTTAGTGCTTTGCTTTTTTCTTTTAGTTTTGCTCTAACTCTTGCGTAATTCATTTTTTCTCCTTAAAAAGGCGGCTGGTAAAAGGAGAGAAACCAACCGCCTTGTTTTTAATTACCTACTACTTCAACATCGAGAACGAGAAGCCCTGGACTTCCTTCTGCAAATGTTCCTGATTCAGTAACATCGAGAGAAACGTAAGAATCTTTTTCAACAGAAAGAGGCTCTGAACCTAAGTCAAGCTCAACGGGAGTTCTAGCCGCTACGCCAGCTTGAGTATCAACAGCAGATCCAACCGCTACATTGTCAACTTTAAGCTGCATGGCCAGATAATTAGACCCATCCGCAGAGATTGCATCTTCTTGAACGTATTTAGCAGAAAGAACTTTCAATTTTTTGTCGGCAAGCAACAAAGGTAATACAACTGAAGCGTCAAGAGCTGCAATTGAAACACAGACTGAAGGCCTATTGTTGTGATTAGTCATTTTAAAATCCTTGATAAATTAAAATTTAAAGTGAGGCGTTTTTATATGGAACGCCCCATAACCATTAGGTGTAAATTACACCCCGTCAGCAACGCTAACCGTAGTTGTAACAGCAGCAAGTTTCTTATCAAGAGAAGAAATTTTTCTATCAAAGTTTTTAACAGCGTACCACTCGTTACCAGTAACGATGATTTCACGGTTAAGAATATCTTTGTCAGAATCCATTTCCATGTCTTGCTTATTCATAATACCGTAAGCATTTTCCTTGGCTATCATTGCCCTATAAGCATCTTTTCCGTCAATATCAGTTACTTTTTCAACTGTATCAACGGTAACGATTGCCATACCTAGCATACGACCTTCAAAGCCTTCTACCATGTACATAGGATCGCTTGCATCAGCTTTTAGAAACCCAGCTTGAGTATCATTCATAAGGTCAAGAAACTGAAGAGAATGCATAAAGCAAACTTCAGATTGCTTGTGCTTGTCACCAAAACCAGCAATTTTACCCGAGTTCAAAGAACGGATATTCATTGTGCCGGCAGCACCAGTGGCCAGATAACCTTGAGTGTAAGAAGTTTGCATTTCTGCTTGTAACTTCTTATCAACTTTCTCAGCGTGGACTCGTGCAATTTGTCTTTGAGCTTCTGACATAATTCTGTCAGAGCTTGCAGCAGATTTTTTGAAAGCTTTTTTCTTAAAACCTACGGCCTTACCAACTTCAAAAACAGTAGCACTAAAAGAATCATCACTTAAAGAATCAACTGTAAGAGCTTCATCCTCTGCTGGTTCTTCAGCATCACTAATTGCCTTGAAATAAGGGAAATTAACCGTTAAGCCTGTCCCTTCAGCTTTAAGATCTTCATTTCTGAGGGCAAAAGCACCGTAAACGAGGTAGCGGTCAAAATAAGCCTGGATATGGTCAGACCATACTTTAGGCTCGAATACAAAGTCACTTGAGCTAGTTGAATCACCAGCAGATGCAATCTTAAAATTGCTATCGATGCAAACTAAGTTCACAACGAAAAGAATTAGAGCGTTTAATATCTTTTTCATTTTTTACCTTCCTGTAAATCCTTTCATCAGTTTATTGTAAAGTTCTGGGTTGCTCTGATAAAGCCTAGACTTTTGAACCATGCCCATTTTGTTAAACTCTTCCTGAGTCACTTCATCGGCTTTTTCATCAGGCTTTTTACCTTGCTCCCCTGTCTTTGTGCTAGTGTTGGCCTTATTGCCAGCACCCTTTGAGCATTTTGTGACGATTTCTTCTACGTCTTCCTCAGTCATTTCTTCACCCTCTTCAAGAGAGTTGATTTTTTTGCTCATGAGAAATTCAAAATACTCATAATTTTCAGCACCATTAACACCATTTTCTAAGGCCAGCTCAAGAATAGCGTTTTTGGTAGCAACTGATGAATAATTCTGTTGCAAGGCTTCTAGCTTTGTTTCAGGATCTTCATCATCACCTTCTTCACCAGAAAGCGTTTTAAGAACCTTGTCTAACTTCTCTTGTTTTGTCATGAGATTGTTATTCTTAGTTCTATGTTTCGCATTCTCACTGCGAAGGTTTTTTATCAACTTCTGAGCAGATTTAGGAAGTGAGTCCAAGTCCAGCTTGCCATCATCATCTTCTTCTTCATCACCCTCATTCTTATCATCATCTTCTTTTTTCGGCAGGTCTGCTGGTGGATCTTTTGGAGGATCTTTTGGAGGATCTTGATTATCGCCCTCGTCACCAGCAACCTTAATCTTAAACTTCTTCAACAGTAAATCACTAAACATTTTAACTCCTTTTATCGTAACAAAAACTATAATTGTGTTTTGGTTTTCTTTTTAACTCATTTCTCAAATATTTCTTTATAGATCCTCTTGCCACATTTAACATTCTTGATGCTTCTCTTACAGATTCTACCCTAAAAACTTCATTTGTTTCAAGATTTTTAACTAATATCTTTTTGCTTCGCGTAGGATTACCATATTCATCATTTCTTTTTTTGACATTATCACTAGCTGTCAACAATTGAACATTCCCAAATTTGTAGTTTCCTTCAGAGTCAATTCTATCTACATGAATCCTAC